CTGCACTCCAGCTTGACGCACCATTTGGCTGTTACCTCAAGACAAGCAGTGCAAGTCACTCGCAAGGTGTGGACCTGCGACTCCCGCGATCTAATGCACATCCCCCAGCCTTGGCTCAACCAACGGTCTCATTGCCCAGAGGCTGGCGAGCAGCTCATCCCACGAGAGTTGTACAACAACTTGTACTGGTACTACGCTGCTAGCAATGTCAACAAGCGTTCTGCCCAGGATGTGGCACTGAAAATTCGGAACCTCAGAGCTTCACCCAAGTACTCACACATCCGGCCTGAGGTGTGGAGACTGCTCTTGGAAAGCGTGATAGCGGTCGGGATAGTGAACGCAGATGTCCCGCTTGGTAACGAGTTCGATAGTGGAATCGCGGCGTGCATTTGGCGCTATATCTTAACCACCGTTCAGAGTTGCAATCTCCCCGGTCCCTGGTCTGTTGCTTATCGACTTGCTTCCACCATCTTGCCTGCTCTGTTCGGACTTCCCTGGAAGCTCATCAGCTCAGCACTGTCCGTCTATGAGGTTGCTAACGCCTCAAACTGGACAGAGCTGGGCTTGACGCTTGGAAAGACGGCTTTTTACCTGCTCGCTCCGGCCCCGGTTGTCGCAACATTCACAGCGGTTGTTGGTGTAGCTTACGCAGCAGCCTACGCAACCAAGTTCCTCGAACGAAGGGAACTCAAGCTGCAAACGCAGGTGCTAATGCCTAGGTTCCAACTCACCTACCGAGCCAGGGACATAAAGGTTCACTTTGACCCCGCTGATGACGCCAACCCTTTCACTATCACCGATTGCCCGATCAACATGTCTTTCTTCATGTTCAAGCGTTGCGAGGAGTGTGGCAGGACCAGCTCGGGCCGAGTGTGTGACGCCTGCCAAATTTGTCCTACCCACCACCTACAGCAGCTGGACAGGGAGAGAGGTGGTCAGTGGGAGTGTTGCGAGGCGGTTGCGCGGGGACAGCTCATTGAGGCAGAGTTCCAACGCAACCAGAGCGCCCAGGCGAAGGTTGAGGCCCTCACCAGACCAGATGCCACCGGCAGACCCAGAGGCGAGGTTCGGCAAAGGCTAACCCCAGCATGCGTTCCCCGAGATGAGCATAGGCGACCGCATACAGTGGCCCGAGCCTCCGCGTTCTCGGTTGGCTCAGACACCAGCAGCGAGGCCAGCATTAGGCGCTGGGCCGCAAGTGTCCAGCCCGGCGAACCAGGCGAGAGCGACGCAGCCACCTCAGCAGCACCAAACAGTGAGGTGGAGGTTATCCATCAGAGTGAGCAAGAGTCACACTCAGATAGGGAGATCGCAGTGCGAAATTTCCGCGGACTCGGCCACACCGGCACTCTAGATCACCCCTTGTGCAACTGCAAGGAGCATGACGAGGAGCAGGACTGGCCTGGACGGGTTTGGAAGCGATGTGTGGGCAACCGACACCATTGGGAGGCAGCAGGCAACTCAAGGTGTCACCAATGCTTGGCCGATCCGGTGGTTGCGCAGCTACATCAAAACACGGTGCAGCTTGACCAGCGTTGTTACATTCACGAGTGCACCACGATCAAGGAGCACATGGTACATAGCGCCAAGCACTCCAACTACATTATCAACCGCGGTAACACTCAGGTCGGAGCGACACCAAACACATGCCTCGTCAATGCCATATCTAAGGCGACGGGTTTGCAAACCAGCTTGGTGTGGTCAACCATTTGCGCAATACTTCCACAGTGCGCCACGGTGGACCTACTTCCTGCCCCGGGACTCGACGAACGCGCCATTCACGCAGCTGGGTTACTCTTAGGCTTTGGCGCGCAACTCCGCACAAGCTTGAGTGGAGTGCCAAAGTACGCCGGGCTCAAAACGGGAGAGCAGTACATCTTCACCCTCACTGAGGTGAATGGAGTGCCCCACTGGGAGTTCACCGGCGCAGCACCAGTTAAGTTGAAGGGTCTGACTGAGGACCGACCAGCACCAAACACACTCCTCACACGATTCCTCGACGAGCTGGACGGCTTCCTAAGCGAGCACGACGAGCCCATCCTCGGAAACTGGCAAGATGTCACTCTGGAAAAGGAGAGCTGTAAGCAACTGGTCCGTGAGTTCAAGAACGACACATTCGGCACTATCAAAAAGCTGGAAGGTAAGCGTTATGAACCCAACTTCACCCAAACCATGGACGCCGTGCATGAGCACTTCACTCCAAGAGTGGTGAGCATGCGAGGCATCACTGGTTGTGCTGGTTGCGGCAAGTCCGCTCCACTAAAGGAGTACTTGAAGAAAAGCCAGTCCTGGCAGGCTTGCAAGGGCGTGTGGTTGATGTCAGCTCCCAGACAGCTAATCCGACAAGACTGGGCTGACGACCTAAAGTTGGGCAGGGGTGGTTACGCACTAAACACCTTCGAGCAGGCTTTCACTCGTACGGCCAGAGTCCTGATCATCGATGAGCTCTCTTTGTTCCCGCCCGGCTATGTCGACCTGTTCTGCATCCTCAAGCCCAGCATCTCCCACGTGATCCTCCTCGGCGATACTGTTCAAAGTCGGTTTAACAACCCGAACGCCGACAGTTGCCTGAACGAGGCCACCAACGAGGCAGAGCGCTGTTTCGCGCGCTTGGGAGGTGACTACTGCTTCTGGACGCACAGGTCGCCGAAGGTCATTGCTGATGCGTACGGCATCCCGACAACCAGCCCGGTCCAGGGACGAGTCTCTCGCACAACGCAAGTGGACAGCAGGTACCCGATCATCGCGGCTACGAACGGTGAAACAGGCAACTTAAACTTCCAGGGCAACAATGCCAGGAATGTTGGTGGCTCACAAGGTGCAACTTACCACACAGCCCAGATCATGGTGACCTCAACCATGTTGCAACAGCAAACGGCTGGCGACTTTTACAGCGCAGTGGGACGAGTGACACACCACCTCATTTTGGTTGAGTCATATGGACCAGGGTACGCCAGCTTGTTGAACACTCGAGCTGATGTAAAGGCAGTTATGGGTCTCACTGGGCCGATCGATTTCCGAGCCCTCTTCAACCGACAGCTGGCCGCGTTCAATCTGGTCTACATGGATCCCAAGAAGTTCGCCGATACCTCAGCAAAGCGCGCCGCCAAGTTCGCCAAGGTATCTCGCATCCGGAGCATGCGACAAGCCCTCTCATCAAGATCTAGCGTCACCCGAGCCAATGGACAAGCCACCTCCGAACCCTGCTGGACCGACCGCGCCCCACCCACCCTTGAAGTCTTGCTTAACAAGGAGACTTACGTCATGGAACCAAGTGCCAAGCCGCTGGAAAGCGCCGAACCCAGGTCAATCGAGCGCACTCACTTGCCGAGAGCGGACCCTGCCAGAATTTTGGATCAGGCCTTGGACGGTCTGACCTACAGAGAGGAGCGCGAGGTCTTAACCGATGCTGGAATGACTAGCTGCTTCACCGAGAGATACAACCCCTCCGGAATGCCAACTGAGCAGTTATTCCCAAATCAGCGAGGCAGTGACCCAGTTCTTTTCCCAGTCACCATTAAGAAGCGACTCTCCCCTGGTTCGGTCAGTGACAACCTCGACGATCTCCACAGTTCTGATTGGAAGGCGCAAATCCTTTTCGATCACTTGGCAGGCTATCTAGGTTTTCCAAAGTCTCCCGAAAAGCTTGATCTGGAGCTGTTTGAGCAGTGCATCTTTGAGACCGAGTTTCGCAAGCTGACCACCAAGACTCAGCAGACTCTCCTCAATAACACCAAGCGCGGAGATCCACTGTGGAAGTTCAATTTCGTCGACCACTTTGTCAAGTCGCAGTTGAAAGCTAAGCTCGAAACCTTGGGCAAGCCAGCCAAAGCCGGACAGAGCTTGGCCACCTGCCACGATGCTGTCATCTTGCTTTTTGGTCCGATGGTGCGCTACCTCCGTTGCAAGGTCATGCACAAGTTCCCCGCCGAGCTTTACTGCAATTGTGAGAAGACGGCTGACGACTTCGACCGGTGGGCCCGAGAGCATTGGGTTGACCAGGAGAGCACTGAGAGCGACCTCGAAAACTTCGACTCCACCCAGCGCGGTGATAGCCTAGGAATAGAGTTGAAGCTAATGTACCAGTTTGGGCTGGACAGGTCGCACATTGCCTTATTCGATCAATTCATGGGTGATTGTCGCACGCTACCCGAGCTCTACCTGTTTTGGAAGACGCATATCATTTCATCCGTTATAGGGCTCAAACAAACAGGCCGTGACACTGGCGAACCAGGCACCTATGACTTCAACACCTATTACAACCTAGCCCTAACCATCCTCATGTACAACCTACCTCGAGGAGTTCCGTTAGCTGTGGGTGGCGATGACATGAGTGCAAACAGGCGATTAGTTCTCTCTCCCTTTTGGCTCCGCATTCGAAAGCACTTTTTGACGGTGGCCAAGGTCGAGTATACGTGCAGACCAAGTTTCTGCGGGTATTACATCACCTCGCACGGAGCGTATCGCAACCCCAGGCTTCTGGCGCTCAAGACGATGTACCATCTCGACCAGGGAACGCAGCACCTAGTGGATCTGTCTTACGCTGGTGAGGCCTACAGTGCTTACAGACTCGGTGACAGGCTCATTGAGCTGTGCTCGTGGACTGAGCTGGAGTGCTTGGGTTGGCTGGTTGAGTATTACCATCAGACCTACCATTGGGCGCAGTCAATATTCGGTTCAGAGGTCGATCCAGTTAGCTTAGCTTCGTTGTTGCTGGGAACTGGCGTTCAGCTCAGCCAGATGGACGTGGACTCTCTAGAGTTCTCAAAGGGGCAGCGGCGCGCCTATGGCAGGGTTTTTCGGTTCCAGGTTTCGGTTTTAAAGGTTTT